GTGCTGTTTCTTTGTCCATTTTTGTTTTGTATTTTTTGCCGTTAAATGTAAAATGTGATTCACCTTTACGTGCTGCATCAGCTGCTGCTTGGTTAAATGCATTTTCGTCTAGATCATCTTCTTCAATATTAACGTCATCCTTGAACATTTCATCACCCATATCCATGTGATGTCTACGGAATGTTTCTACAAAATCTTCAACTTGGTCACCGCTTAGGTAACGCACTAACTCGTTGATGATTGTTTCATGTGGTTTGCTTGGGCATTCGCCGCCTGCATACATGTCTTGCATTTCATAAAAAGCTTCAGCACTATCGCCTACTGCTTCGTCCATGTCGTCTTTCATTGCACGTACTTCAATGTCGTGGTCTCCGTCACCATCAACATCAACTTTTACCCAATGGTCTCCATCTGGGTCATGTGAGTCATGTTCACAGTCTGTAGTTGGTTTATCAAACTCATCACCACAGTCTTTACATACCATTTTTTTCTCGTCTGCATCTTCAGCTACGTTTGATTCGAAGCCAAGACCTGCAAGACTTAAAATTCTACCTAAATCACTCATTGTCTTTTTCCTTGTCTTTTCGTAGCTTTAGTAACTCTTGCACAAAGCTAGTGTTATATTTGTCTCCGTAATAGTCGTCGCCTTTTACTTTTTCAGCTTCTTTGTATTCTGAATCTGCTAATACGCTTTCTACTTCTTTTTGTTCAGCTTCGTCAGGCTCATGTGCGGCACGTACTTTTAGTATGCCGTCGTTTAGTCCCAACATATTTTGAATTTCTGTCTGGATTTGAAATCCACTTGCTACAATCGATGTCTCGAATTCCATTACAAAGATCTCATAACCACGCAAGTGTGGGAAATCAATTGGAGTAGATTGTAACATTAATTTCTTTGGTGCTGACATTTTTTGAACGTCATATTTTAACAAGTGACGCTCAATTCTGTCTACATCACTGTCTGTAGGCTCTTTGGCCATTTTAATTTTATACTTATAAGTCTGCTTTGACTCTTGCAAATACTGTGTAAATGACTTCATAGTTGTTCTCCGGAGTATATATCTATTTATCGTTTTCTTTCATTTTTTGCATGATATCATTTAACAAGGCACTGCGATCTCCTATAATTTGTCCTTCAACAACATTGTCTTTATCTTCGTCAGCTTCTTCCTTGGCTTTTAGTTTTGCTTCTAGTTCTTTTTCCTGCATATCAAGACGCTGTTTACGCATTTGAAGTTCTACCATTTTTAGTTTTTTATCTAGTTTTGCTTGTTTAGCTTGTAAACCTGCTGTTAACATTTTGCTTGCACTGTCATAGATGGGAGCAACGTGGCGATCTTCTACATTTTTGCCTAAGTCTACTAGTTCTTGAAATGTTTCCATTGCACGTTCTGCATATTCGTCCATTTCACGTTCTAGTGTATCCATGCCATCAACAAGTGGCAATGCTGCATCTACCTTTTCTGTCATTGCCATTTCACCTTGATGTACAACAATGTCATTTTGTATTTCGTCTACGTCAAGTTCTTCCTCAGCTTCTCCGTGCATCATAGTTTTTACTACGTCTATTCTTACATCGTCAAGAGGAGGTAGATTAAATTCTTCTTCTAGTTTTTTAGTCATTTGCGTCTCTTCTTTCGTTTGCTGTTTTGTGGTTTATTAAATATTTCATTTTCTGTAATTACACGAAAGCCAAGTCCTTGTGCTTTGCACCATGATCTAGCGGCTTCCCATTTTGCTGCATTAACAACTGCATGTAATTTATCTTGTTGACTTCTTGCTTCTCCCAGTATTTGTTTACTGGGTTTAATTTCCACCATTTCAGCTTGTCTGTTTCCATTTTTGTCTTGATATACCATCAAAATATCTGGAACATAAGTTGTTTGTTTTCCAGTTACTGGATTACGATAAGGTATACGGTGTGTTTCACTTCCCCATCCAATAATTGCTGGATGGTTATCACACATACGGAATACTGCTAACTCCCAACCACTTCTGTAAGTTGGAGTTCTTTTTCCTATATACTTATCTGGGTTTTGTGGTACAAACTTACCACTTTGAAACTTTGCCATTATAGCGACTCTATGCTGTAGCCTTCATAACTGATTTCAATTCTAACCTGAGCTGGGTTGCTGTCACTGTAATTCATTGTATCGCCACTGATACCAGTTATTGTAGGCGCAAATACACGGATAAGGTTTTTGTCGTCTCCGTTTCTACGCTCAATTTCAATTTCTTTAATAAAACTTTTTTCAGGCACCAAGTTTAAACCTTTACCACTGTTACCTGTAGCAAAGCCCAGTGTTGTTAAGTCACTGTAATTTAACTCTGCTGCGCCGTCTGTTTCCATTGGTCCTTTAAAATAGTATGTGCTGTATTCTTTTAAAAACTTTTCAATTTCTGCATCACGAGTATCGTATGCATTGATGTATATTGGAGTGTACTCAATACCTGTGTTTACAATACGCTTACGGTTGTATTGATTTAAAATAGCTGTTCTAAAAATATGTCCAGGTAGTTGTACTTCACTAACACGTAATAGTTTTAGTGGATTTGGTACACTTGATCCAATATGTTTGATAGTCGTTGTAAACTGAAAACGACTACGAGGGAGCAAAACGTTATTGCCCCCTCCTGATGAAGATTGGTTGTATGTTTCTTGTGCGGCATTTATGCCTGATACATTTCTAACGGCCATTGGCTAATCCTTTTACTAGGTTATTATGCCGCTGTTGAACCGTTGCCTAAAATTAGTCCGCTAATTTGGTCACCACCGTTAACTTCGTGTGATGCGTTGTCATAACGGATTGATGCTGTTACTTGTACAACTTCTGAAGTTGCATAGTTTAGATCACCGTACTGGATGCTTGGGATAAAGCAACCTGAAAGTACCCACTCATCAATAACATTTTCTGAACCTGCGTTACCACCGTCTAGCATTTCAATTTTCATGCCAAATTTGTAGTCTTCGCCTGCTGTTGGTACTGCTTGATCTGCGTGATCAACTTGTTTTGCGATTTGAGCGCCTAGCTCTTTAATAACACCGCTGTCAACATCATCACGGATAACAAGGCTAATGTCTTGCCACATGTGCTTACCAGCTAGACGGATTTTTGAGTTGTATGTATCAACTGTTACATCGTCATGTTCTAGTGATGGGCGTGTAACGCTTACTACGTTACGTGTGATAACTGTTGCTTTACTTGAACCGCCTAGGTTACTGAATGTAACACGGAAGCGATATTGTAGTTTAGGCATTAGTGTTGTGCCTGATTCGCCTGAAACAGGAACACCAAAATTTGTTAATACAGCCATTTTTATCTCCTTTAAAAGTAAGTTCTATATAATGTATTTATACAATTTTGCCAAAAAAATAAAGAGTGGCTATTAAAACCACTCTTTATCTGTGTAGTTAATTATTATCTACTTATGATAGTTCGCCTGTGTTAACAATACGTACTGGGATGTAGATAAATTCTGCTGCTTTTGTTGGTTCAATAGCAACGTCTACCCATAGCTCGTTACGGTCAATACGTGCAGGTGTGTTGTTTGTTTCATCACAAACTACTGCAAAGTCGTATACACCACGTTGTGCTAGGATTGTTCCCATGAAGCCATCAAATGTACCTTTAACGTTTAGGCGTGTGCCTTCGTCATTTGGCTCGAACAGATATGGACGAGCAATAACTTCAAAACGCTCTCTTAGGTACGCAACTAGACGTGCAACATTAACACGGTCTGTAGCTGATGTTGTTGGTGATAGTGTCTTTTGACCAAACACAATAATACCTTCGCTTGGGAAGCGAGCAATTGGGTTTAGTTTGTTTTCGTACATGCTATCACGTGAGCCTTGGCTTAGTGCTACTGCTACAAATTCGCCTTCTGCGTTAACATAGCCAACGTTTGCTGCGTTTTGTACAACACCACGTGTTAGGCCTGCTGGTGCAAACCACTGGAAGCTAATGTTATCGTTGTATGCGTATGTGTAAAGTACACTGTGTGAAGCTGGAGCAACAACACTTAGACCTGATGATGGGTCTGTTGTTAGTACGCTTGGGTAATATGCCGCTGCGTATGTGTTTTTGCCTACTAGGCCTGCTTCGCCGTTTTCAGTTGCGTTTGTACCTTGTACCCATGTTGTTGCATTACTTGGTGCTAGACGTAATGGTGAGTCAACAATAACAAATGCTGTTTCGTTACGATCTGCATTTAGTGTTGTCATTTCGTCCATTAGTTCTGGATAACCTGGTGCTGCGATTAGGCGGAATGAAACGCCTTCTTCACGTAGCTCTGTACCAGTTGTTGATGATTGCATTGCTGCTACTACAACTGCACGTTGTGCTAAACGACCAAATGAACCTGCACCAGTTGCTTGGTTAGGTGCGTGGTTGCGCCATTTCCATGCTGTTGCTAGTGTCTCATCATAGATACGTACTGTACCGCCTGAGCGACACATGTTAATACCTGTTGTACCTACTGGGAATACCAGTGCGTTTGGACCACCTGCTAGTAGTGCTGCTGGAGCCATGCCTGCTGTTACTGCTTCTGCTGTGATGTCACCAAACACAACACCTGCTGATGTTGTTTGGTCTGTGTTGTCTTTTAGTACCCACTCAACACCGTTTGAACGGTAAATTACTGGGTAACCATCTGCATCTGTATCGATCCAATATGCGCCCACACCGCCTACTGCTGGTGCTGATGTTGCATATGTAATGTTTGCTGGATCTACTTTTTGCCAAGCATTTCCGCTGCCGTTATCTACAACTTCAAAAATGTCTAGTTCGTTAATATCTGGATCAAACCATACAGTACCATCTACTGGATCACCTACTGGCATAGCTACTTGTGCTGTTACTGCAAAGTTATTCCATGCTGCTGAGCCGTATAGTTTTAGTGTTACAACACCTGAATTTGCATCTAGCCAAATGTCACCATCTACTAGTGTACGTGTTGCGCCTGCTGTACCGTCTTGGAATGTATCGCTTACAACGCCTGTTGGTGCTGCACCGTCAACGTATAGTACTTGTTGTGATACAAAATCGCCTGCTGCTGATGTAAACTGACGTAGGTCTAGTTTAATACCGCCGCCTGGCTGTGTTGTTTTAACCCATGTATCAAACGCTACTGGGTTTGTTGGTTCGCTGTAGTGTGGTGCGAAATCAGTATCAGCTAGTGGTACCCAAGCTGGTGTTGTATCGCCTTTAAAATAGTTAATTGTTGTAACTGAACCATTTACATCAATTTGAACTAGGTATTCGCCTTGCACAGGTGCTGTTGTAGCTGAGTCACCATTTGTTGTTAATTCAATAATTGGTGTTTGTGCTGCCCAACCGCTTGCTGTGTATTCAAAAATACCAAAGTTTGTGTTTTCTGGATTTAACCACCATGTGCCTACTGCCGCTTTGCCTGTTGGCATGCTGCTAGATGGACGTAGTGATGTTAAGTCAACATCTGCACGTACAACGTATGCACCTGCTGCTTGACCTAAAAGACCGTATTCGTTTGTTTCGTCACCTTGCTGAACTGAACCGCTAACTTTACGGAAGTCTACGTTACCGAAGAATTGTGTTAGTTCACGCTGTGATGTTACTAGTACTGGCTTTCCAGCAAATTCTGGTTTTGTGTATTTTGCGATTACTTCTGTGCCAGTTGGATCTGCTTTATTTTCGCCTGTTGCGATGAAAAGCATTGGTACAGTACCTGCACCTGCTGAACCATATACTGACTCGTCTGTAATGCTAACCTGTACGCCAGGTGAAACAAGATTTGCCATTTGGAGTCTCCTTATACTCTTTTACATGTAAAATAGAATCTTTTAATTCTATATGTATTTATAGTAAACCCCCTGAAAAGGGGCTGAAACAGAGTTATGTGGGGAGTTAATTGCTATGATTTTTATATATTTCCCAACTGTATTCAAGTAGTAATGGTTGTATTTGTTCATAACTTCTAAACAGCTTGGGTTCTATTGGAAAATTATGAAAGTATATTGCATGATCAGTTAACTCAACATTTAGATGTATTCGTGTCAATAATTCATACATCAAAATATGTCCGGAGCCTTTGTTTTCTTCAAAGGCTTCTTGTAAGATACTTGTTGTTATATTTGTTAATCTATTTTTATTCAACACATAAATTAATTTTGTTGGAATAACAACAAAATTATCATCTATTATAGTATACCATTTATTTGTTTTAAAGGCATGTTGACCATGAAAAACACTTGTTTGATTAAATAATATGGATGAATAAAATAAACTATTTAAAAATCCAACATCACTTAAAGTAAAACAAGGTACATGATAATCTGTTCTTGTTAAAATAATAAAATCGTATTGTTTAGATAAATCATGTATGTAATTAAGTGCTAGACTTTTACCCAAAATCATTTTCATACCATTATATTCTTTTAAACGCGGATCATAATGATCAAAAACTTTTTGGCTGGATAATTTTAAATAAGTTTCACCATGATGCCATTCACTTAGTGATTGTATATGACTTTCAGGAGTATCTTCTTGCCAAGTGGAAAGCATTACATCAAATTGTAAGTCTTGTAATCCGCTCATATGTTTATAATTGTTAAATGATTGTACTTGAAGTTTTATACTGCTATCAAAAAGTCTTGATTGTCCTGTATAAACTATTAAGCCTCTTTTACCCGATAACGAATCCAAGGCCCGCACTACCGTCATTGTAAAGTGTCAATTCAGTTTCCAGTTTGTCCATGTCTGCTTGAGCGTCTGTTCTTAGCATGTCAGCATTCATTGTTGTGCCGCCTTGTGGGCCAGCAATTTGGCTAAACTTACCACGTGCTTCTGCAAGCATTAGTCTTACATAACAAAATGCATAATCTTTAATCCAAGGACCTGCATATTGATCTGCTAATAGGTTTTCATCTGGACGATAATTGTAGCACCATAGAAAACATTCATCGTTTGCTTTTATTTTACGATGTAAAATTAATTTATGGTCACTTTGTCTCCAAGTAAACATAATTTCAGCACCAAACAGACGACCCATTGTTTCGCGGTGTTGTTGCAGGAAGTCAAAAGTAGATAATCCGCCGCTACGGTATGAGCCCAATAGATATGTGTTTACGTATGCTGCTTGAAATGGTTCAATATCATTACCTGTACCGCTGCTTACACCAGTTGTACGTCTAAAGATATCTCTAACTTCTAAAATATCTTCTGGTAATGCATATTCATCAATGTCTTCCTGTAGTGGAAGAAAGACAAAACTTTCTTCAACTGCATTTTCTGCACGTTGACGATATTTTGCTAAACTTTTGTTGATTGCTAATTCGTAATGCTCTGGATCAAGCTCTACGTCAACCATACCGCCACCAAGGCGTAGTTCCATTTCTTTAACTAAGTCACTTCTTAAACTCATAGAAAATCTCCTGCTATACATGTATTTATGCAAATAGCAGGAGATATTGACTTATTTAAACACTGCTAGTATGATTGTTTCGTCATTGAATCTACCATTGAGTTTTGTCTCAGTGGTTTTTAGATATCCAAACTGCTTGAGTGTTTTAGCTTTAGTTGTCTTTTTGTACTCAGGAAGTACTTCAAGTGGCTTACGTATAGTTTTCTGTACACTTGTTTTTTCATTATAGTCTAACAAGCTGGTGCCTTTAACTTTAAAGCCATCACTGTCATTGGAAATATATACACCAAGTTTACGATTTTTACAGTTAAACACTACTGCAACAACTGCGCCAATAAGTTTTCCTGGAGGAACACTTGCAATGCCATAATTACTGTCACTTGCT